TCAAACGGAACATCAATCCAACGCTCATAGTCCAACTCTAAGACCTTAGTGTTTGCCACAGCACCGTCTGTAAGCTCAGTTCCGTGTGTGACGGCAGGTTTTGTATTAGAGCCAGCAACAGGGATTAATGGATTCTTTGACATATCGTATTGATACACAAGACCCGTTTTCATATCGCCCAAATCCCATCGCGAGTTACTTGTAGGAGGGTTGATGGTGAGCGAAGTCTCTTCAGTGTTTTTAACCGTATGTAAGATGCCTTCATCACCTTCAATTTCTGGATTGAATACCTTGACGCTGGTTGTCTGACCCTCTTCGGGAGTAACCGAACCGCTACCCCAATACACGTTTTGGGGAATCATCTGCTTACGATTTCGCGTGTTCCATGATAATTTCAGCGGTTTCGTCCGACTTACTTGTGCAGGGAAATACTCCTCATTGATGGTGACGGAGTTCACTGGTGCTGGACGAGCCGCTCGCCCGATTAACTCGGCATTAAACTCTTTCGAGTCTTGGATGTCGGTTGAACTGCTTACGGCCTGAGCCACTGTTTTATACGACAGTGTTGAGCCGACGGCGTAGTTATTCGAATCCGAAGCATTGCTGACCGTTACGATATATCCAATATCACCCATGTAGTGATACGCTGGAAATGTATCGAGAATACCACGTTTAACTCGAATCATTCCGTCGTCTTCAATGGTTTCAATACCGAAGCACTCATCACCAACGACTATATACATATCATTGGTGATGATATGAGGTCGATTGTCGAAATCATCTGGCATGATAGTTTCGGACATAGGGTCGATGTTTTGCGCCAGTTTAAATGTTGCATTGAAACTAACATCGTCGGCAACTTTTTGGAACGTACCGCTGCCATTGAACGCGTACAGGTCATAATTCATTGTCGCAAGCGACGGTTTTTCAGCCAACACCAGCGGATAGGCTGAACCACCATCCACCAATCGAATAGCACTGTTTAAATTTTCAGCAGGCATAACTGTCTGCAAGTCATGGTATGACGCTTCCATAACGCGCATGTTTTTAATTGGTTCAGCAGCCAGAATGATTCGGTTGAAATCTTCATCAGTCGGTTCGTCCGTAATAACTTCATAAGAAGAGCGCGTAACACCAAACACGTCTTCGACGGCCTCAACTTCGATAATACCGTCGTCGAACTCACCACGGACAATAGAGCCAACTCGGCAAATCATTGATTTAATGCCCAAATTCTTCCATTGTAGGACGAAAACATCGCCATTTTGAAGCAGATAATTCAGACGGTTAATTTTCAGCGTCATCTTAGCAATCGACGAACTTGTCAATTTAAGCTCCCGTTCGGCAATCAATTCGGCAATGTGCTTGGTGTGAACGCCTTTATACGTTTGCGATGAAGAAATAACACCGCGCTGAATTTCAATTGCAGCTAAGTTTTGTTTCGTTAAAACAACGTCAGATTCGTTGCGGTCTTTGTAAGTAAGTACAATTTCGTTTGCGCCATCGCCCCAAGCAGAACGCTCGAATCGACTAATCTCAACAATGCTGCTTTCATCCAACACGGGAAGCTCACTAACCGTATAATCGTTTCGGATAAGTATCAACTCAAAGCGACCAGTGATTACGTTAACGCGGATAACGCCGTCGATAGTATCCAAGATTTCAGCATTGAAGTCCTCAATTGTTTTGGCACTATCCCAAATAATTGACATACCGAACTTCTCATCATAGAGTTTGTCAGCGGCTTTTCGGAAGCTCTCTTCATCAATGTCTGACGGGTGATAACCCATACCCCAGTCATCATTGGTGAGCGTTTTGTACAGGATATGAGCAGGATTCATATCTTTAACGGAGAATGTTTTCTTCTGACCACCTTCTGTATACTCAACAACGCCGCCGTCAATAGTTGCTTTTTCCGCGTACCAGAGGCCGTGAGTCCATCCGCTGTTAATGGCCTGCACACGAACCCATGTTGATTTGAAATACGGGCTAGTTCCCCAATAGAATGGCTGCGTGTATTGCGGAAGGGTTTTCAATTTTGTGCGAACTTCTACGCCGAAAAATTCACTTTTAGGGAAGCGTACGGTGTGTTCGCCGTTGTTTCGGTAACTACCATGCTCGTGCCAGCCAGCGCGAGAATCAATGAAAATAATCTTGGTATACGCCATGGCAACGCCTTTGTTTGTCCCGTACTTTTCTCGCATTTGAGGAATGTTACCAAGTCTTCGCTCTGGTCTGTTCCAATTACGAGCGTCCCGTGCAGATTCGCCAAAAGCGTAACCTTCGCGATTACCCATTGTAATTTCCGTCAAATATGCAATCAATAACTCGTCGGTGATTTCACCCTCCTGTTTACCAGCGAGAATTTTCAAAGCAGTGACTGCTTTATTGGAAGCGTCTTTCTCAACGCGATTCCATTTATAGCTTTCACTGCCTTTGTAAATACGAGTACCTATTGACTTGAGAATACCCTGATACATCGTTTCACTAATTGTGCTTTTATCCCAATCGATAGTGCGATAATCCGATTCGGGAACATAACCTTCATCGCCGAATACCATGGTTAACAAGCCACGTTGTGCAGAAGTTTCTCCACGGAAGGTTTCGACATATGGGTTGACCTGTTGGTCAGGCTTACCAGAGAGAATAGTTACTGAGCCAGCAACGCCGCCTTCCTTCTTCTCACCACCGAACAGGTCGTGCTTGTTGATATAAATACGACGGTCTTTTGTTTGGCCTTGCCATGCGGATTTCTCACCGAAAATAAGTTCAGTTACGAAATCAATAGGTGCATGGCAAATTGTCATAACCATGCCCAATGAATATTTATAACCAATCGTCTGGGGTTTTGCTTTTTTTCCCATTATTTACCTTCTTTCATTTCACGTTGTTTGGCGGCATTGATGGCATTTTTCACGTTAACGTCGTCAATGTGTTCAAGCCTTGAAGCGTCAATTCCGTTTTGCAGGAAGTCCCACCAATCAAGGCCGTAGTGGTCTGCTAAATATTTAGCACCTGTATGGCATGTACCGCAAGTCAATACATCGTCAATCTTAACAATCGTCATGATTTAACTTCCTCTGTCTTAGGGTCGAAATAATCCGTTACCTGTGGATTCTTGATTAGGATAGTTCCAAACACTACGGGGATGTTAGCTCCTTCCTGCGCTGTTGGAATGTCTGGGTTGGCTGGTGAGGAATCACCTCGACCCTTATTCATTCGTCGAGCGGAGTAATAGCTCATCGCCATTGAGATGACCATCATCACAATGGCTACAATAAATTGATACGGCATTTTAAATCCTTTTTAGTAAATGTTTGAGTATTGGAATGGGTTCGCAATCGGAATGAAAGGCTGGCCGCCGTAGTTGATGATGTTGTTGAATTTCGCTTTACAAGTAGTATGTGCGTGGTCACATCCAGCGAAAGCTGTGACTTCCGTAACACCACTTGCAAGACCGAGCGGCGGAATGCTCAGTGTCAGCGTTGAACCAGTGGACTCAACGATATGACGGCGTTCCAAAACACCCGTTTCGGCGTTTCGATATTGAACAAATCCACCAGCGAACCAGTTATCGGGCTTACCACTCTTAAACGTAACAACAGTGCCGACAACGCTTCGGGCGACCTCAGTAACCGCGAATGCTTCCTTCTTAACAGCGCAGTTCTTACCATAGAGAGCATGAGAGCAACTGCGGCTGAATTTTCGAGTTACGCCGATGCGCATGAGTGACGAGAAAATGCTTTCACCAATCAGCACAATCTCGTCATTTTCCCATGCTACATTGGTAATTCGACCCTTCCATACTACCACAGTCATCAAATCAGGCGCAACAAATCCAAGCTCAGCATGATATTGACGAATCGTCACGGTAACAGGTTCGCTTGGAGCAGTAACCTTGAACACATCGCCAAGAGATGTGTTGCGGCCTGTTCGAATTTCCAAGTTGGCCTTCGTCGTATCACCTGTGTCTTCAATCTCACCGCGTTTAATCGGGACTGATTTGTACAGCTTACCGTCAAATGTCACGTCTTCGGTGTCGGTTGTGAACGTCCAGACACCGCCTGTGGAAGCGATGTCGTAGAGTTCGACGGGTGTGCCGCTTTCAGCGGACGTTTCATAACTGTGATAATTTTTATTCATTTCAAATTTCCTTTACTTGTTGCAGGGATAACTTAATCTTCGCTACGGTTGAGGTAACATGTTCAATCTCAATATCGTCAGACGCAAGCCTCATACGTTGAACAAAACACGCTGAAGTAACATCCTCTTTCAGAATAGTGATTGGAATGTCTTCTTTAACATGAATTCTAGCATTTTCGCCAAGAGCTTCAATTCGGTCAATGGTGAAGAAGTAAGATTTACCTTTTGCGCGGATTCGCAGAAACTTCCTATCTCTGGCGTTCTTAAGCATCGCTTTCACACGATGGTCTTCAACAACAATCGCCTTTGGAACAGGAATCACATTGTTGATTGTTGAGCGTATATCACTCGCTACTACGAGGTCTTTTGTGTCAGTCGGAACGTAGAACGATTTCAACTGACCTTTCTGGCGTTGAATGAATCTCCGCCACCACGCTGTTTCAACCCTAGTTCTTGACAGGAACGTCAACTCACGCGATACCATGCTGGTAACACCACGGTTAAACCACGCTTTAGACCCGAAGCCGTAGTCAATGATGGTTACGTCGGATTGATTCTTCTCAACAATCTCATCAGCCCAGTTTGGACGTTTGGTAAGCACTTCAACACCATTCAGCATTTCAAGGCCGTCTTCAGCACCATTTAGCCTACCAATGTCATTTTGTTTACCAATGATGTCTGCTGATATATCCATGAATGATACCGCAGATGCCAGATTGGTTGATGTAACAGTTGGGTCAAATCGAATATCGACGGACGGATAGCATGTGGCTGTTGCATAAAATGTTCTTGCTACCGAGGTTTGCAGCACTATGTCATTGTCTTCAACACTTGCAATCACACCGAATTCATAGTCAAATGGATTGTTCCATAGCACCACTGTTGCGCCTGCTTGCAGGGTGTCAACACCACTTAAATCAACACACTTCAGGCGAGTCGAACCTTTCACAAAAGTCTCTCTGAGGCGAATTGGTTGCCACCAGATTGGGCATAGGATTGATTTGTTGTGCATTGCGTACAAAACGTTTCGCATTGTACTCAGAAGTGCATGGCTTGGCGTAGCCATATACGAGAAGCCGCGTCTTGGCTGACTCATGAAACCCCTTCGTTGCTCGTTTTTGTTGTAACTAACAATCACGTCTGTCTTATAGGCGAACTTCTCACGCAAAGACTCGTCCCAATTAGGCTCGACATTCCAGATTAAACCCCTTGTGCCTTTTATATTGATTGTGACAATTTGGCCGTTTTCAAAACGCAAAATGGCCTTACCGTCAATTTTCGTTGCGCCATATAGCGATACTTCAAGAATAATCTTCTTGGTTCGCAAGGGAGCTAGATTAATCGGAGGTTTTCCTGTTGCTTCCGCCACGGAGACACCCTCCAAGTTAATCAGGTCAACTTTAACGAGTTTCTGTTCGGTTAGGTGTGAATTATAGACTTCTATTTCTGCTGTTGTATCAGATACGATATGGCCGAGATTCACATCTAACACTTCACCGACACCAGATATGATGCGGTGATGCCATAAGTCCATATCAGTGCGCAGCATGACTGCGTTATTTGTTTGAGCCATATCAAATCCTATTTAAATTTAAATCCAACGCCCACATGCGAACTCCACAGATATTCGAATACGCCGTCTTTATTCTTGGTAACAAGTGGAAAAATAACCCAATCACCCATTATTGTGGCTGGTTCAATATCCTCAATTGCAAGAGTACACATTTCATTGTTGTAAAACACATCTGCGTTTTTTGTAATCTCGCTGGCTATACTACTATCAAGCACACTTGCCACGTTTTTATCCGCTCCTGTTGCGACGTTAAGGCGTAAATGATGTGGATTCATAACACTTCGGTTATTATATTTCGACGAACCATAAGCGATATTAACGTGTTGTATATCATACATCTCGATTAATCCATCATGTGCAGATATGTTGAGTGGTATGTTAATTGGACACGCAAGACCATAATAAATTACTTGACTAGGCAATGGTACGTCTGATAACCAGTTTCTTGATGGAACTCCATCATACAGAACAGTACGGCTTCGTAGATAACTGTTACTGCGCTCCATGTACGATTTCCAGCGAGTTTGACCAAGAAACTGATAAGCATCAACCACTCGGCCAACTCGCTCTTTATCAAAACCAACAGACATTGCGTCATAAGAAGGATTTAGTCCATCTGGCATGAATGTCGCGTACACAAACTCTCCACCAATTCTATCGTCGTCATCGTAAGCACGATGCTTTCCCACGACAAAGTGTACAAACCGACCCTTTTTCACTTCAGCAGAAAACGCCACAAAAGTTTTTGTTGTTGTAATGTACAAGTTTACAAAAGGAAATAGGTATTTACCACATTCGGTAGTGGCTGGGTAATATTCCGACATAATCGAGTCGAAGTGGTCGTAAAAGAAACGAGACGCTTTGCCGTCACGAGAAATTGAAATAGACAATATGTTGCCAGCAGACGCGTGGGAACGTTTTATTCCGAAGTTAAACCACTTGCCATCTTTGTGTTTTATTGAAAACCCAATATCAGCCCCGTCAAAAACCACTTTTGGAAGAGTTCCAAAATCAACCGCGTTATCAAACATTGTACTCTGCAACAGATATTTTTTAATTTCCACCAAGAATTTATCTAATGTGTTGATAACGCCTTCATGTTTTATAAACGCCATATATTACTCCATCAGCAATGCGAACCAGCCGTTTTTACGATTTTTCATTGAAGGGAAACACAAATAGCGTTTACCGTCGACGAATAGCTCTTTTTCAGGAACATTATCCCACCCACTCACAAAATAAGCCCCGTTTAACCACCCGATAGTAAAACCAACAGACGTATTATCTCTTGGAACTACAAATATCTCTATTGGGGATAAAATGTACTTACCTTTGATAGTACGGTCGTATGAAACCTCATCCTTCATTCGGTATCCATACGGAAGCAGGAGTCCTTCGGCATACTTGCGAAAATCTTGGTCGGTATCCACACCGCCATAGCCTTGAGTAATCATTGCTAATATTCCGTCTGGGGTGTTGCAGAAACAAGAGCTTGTGTCACTCTGTGAGCCAGCAGTATTATCAATACTTAAAGGGTCATGAAAACCGCCGTAGTCGAAATCAATTCGTTGGACTGGTTCAGTCGAATCGTCACCGTCATCCAAAATTCGAGCATAGTTATTGTTATGACTACCCCCAATATA